AAACGCGAACCCGACGGTTGCACTGGCACCACCCGTGCCGAAGGCCCGCCACAGATCGTCCGAGTTTGAGGTGGTCTGAACGCAGTTTGCTGTACGCCCCGCAACGATCACCCAGTTGGCCGGGGTACCGCTGACGGTCCAAGCGGAGATTGACTCAAACGGTTCTTGGAACAACAGCGCCATCAGATCAACCCGCCCACCGCCGTGACCACGAGGTCAGCATCGAGCAACTGTGGAAGCTGGAGCGGGGCCGGCACGATGTCCTCGATCGGCCCAGTGTGACCCTTGATGCGCAACACAGTCAGGGTGATGTAGTCCACACCGTTCTGGTCCATCGCCGTGCGGAACACGTCACCGATCGAGATGCGCGTCCCGAAGCTGATGGCAGTGAAGTCGAACAGCGCCGCCACGGCATTGCGCACCGCTGTCTTGGTGCCCTCCTGGCCGAAGGAGGGCAACACGTGGACGTCCAGCGTGACCTGCACGTCCTCGTAGTCCGGGTTCTCCACGATGCACGACGCCCCGATCATCATGCGGTCCTGGAGGTACTGCTGCACCCGAGTCTTCAACGCCGTCGAAGGCATGCCGCCGCCGACCGGAGCGATGGGCACGTGGATCATCGTGTAGTAGGTCCCGTAGGCCGTGGCCTTGGCCACACCGGGCACCTGGAGGCACAGCGATTCGAAGTCGCTGAGTGTCACCGCACGATCGAGGGTGTGCGCAGCACGGGGGATGGCGTAGCGCATGTTGTCGATCGATTCGGGGTCCGCACCGCCAGCAGCCGGGGCGGTGTTCGTGACCGTGATGCCGGGGATCGCCGGCGAGATCGTGTTGATCGTCCCCGTCGTCACGTTGCCCGCAGCACCCTGGCCGTAGCGGTAGTTGGCGTAGATCGAAGCGTTGGTCGGTGGGATGCGTCCCGAGACGGCGTCCCCGAAGCGGACGTGGGTGAAGCCGAAGTCATCGTTGTACGTTGTGTACACACTGGCGGTCGGGCCGGCGTCGGTCAGGCGGTCCACGAAGTCCCAGGCGATCTGCGAGCCAGTGGCCTCGGTCACCAGGATGCTGACCGAGCGCTCGATCAGTCCGGCGTTGATCAGCAGGAAGTCCTGCAACGGTGCGCCGTTGGACACGCCGCAGTACTCCCCGCTGATCGTGCGCCCCTCGGTAGCACCCGTGGTCATCGTGCGCACGCCGTAGCCCAGCGTGACCGCCGCCGTGGTTTCGAAGAGGACCGGCGGGTTGCCAGCGTTCTTGTCGCCCTGCGTCTGGATGATCGTGCCCGCCGGGATCTCCGCAGCGATGTCGACGTACTTGCCGTCCTCCGCAGCAAACGTCAGCACCACCGTGGCAGCCTGCTGGGCCACCGGCACGTAGCCGAGCAGGTCTGCGATGGCCAGCATGGACTGCCGGCGCACCGCTGTCTGGAGGAACGGCTCGGCTCCCACCCGGTCGATGTAGTAGTTCAGCCCATCCCCGGCCACGGAGAACAGTTCCAACAACAGCGTGCCGAAGTCACCGACCTCGCCGGCGGTGGCCCAGTCGGGCATCACCGTGCGAGCGGTGGTCACCAGGAAGCCACGAATGGAGTCGTAGTCGCGGTTCGTGTAGTCCATCTCAACCGGTGCGGGCATCAGATCTCACTCTCCTGGTTGAGGAAGGCGCTGACCGGGAAGCGCAACTGCGTTGCCTGGTCGAAGGCGCCGACACGGTACTTGACGTCCACGTACACGGTCGTTTCCTTGGTGTCATCGAGGACGAACTTGAGGCTGACGAGGATGACCCGCGGCGTGCCGGCGTCGATCCGCTCGGACACCAGCTTGGCGGCATCGGAGCGCTCCAGGATGTCGGTCGGGTCGAACAGCGCCGAGCGCAGATCCGAGCCGTAGTTGGGACGCATGGCGCGCTCCAGGAAGTTGGTCATCAACACGTCGATCAACTGGTTCTTGACCACCTCCGGGTACGTCGTTGCCACGGCGATGGCGCCAGTGGAACTCAGTCCGAATGGGTACTGCAACGCTTGCATGTCACCTCCACGTCGAGATCCAGTTGCCGATGTTGTCCAACGCCAGGGTCGGACGGCCACGCTTGTCCTGCCACCAGTTCCTGTGCGGCAGCCCGACTCCTCGTCCACCAGCGGTGATCCGAGCCAGGGAGAGGTTGGACTGGAAGGACATCTTGGCCAGCACGTGACGGACATCGGTTACATACCAGAAGCCGTCATACGGTTCATTCTTCGCCGTCTTGTTCCCGCCCTTGACCGCTACGACGGACCCGGGAGCGATCTTGCCCGACCCACTGACCCGGGCCTGGGCCTGCTCGGTCCAGTCCACAGGTAGCGTAATTTGCGCTAATTCAGCCTCGGCCTTGGTGCGCACCGGTCGCTGCGCCGAGAAGTACTGCTGGAATGCATAACGACCCTGGGTGCCGGCCACTACCTCCACCTTGCCATCGTTGAGGAACGCCACGGTGGGGTCGTAGGTCTGCGGGAGCCTGTTGCTGTACGACGTGACGTCGAACTCGTACAGGCCGGCGGTGGCCAGCACCGTGTCTGCCTGGGTGTTGGTCAGCAACAGCACCGGATCCATGCGCGACAGCACGTTCTGCGGATCGATCAAGCGCAGCACACCCTCGGAGCACAGCACCTGCGAGCCTTCCCGCTCGGCCAGGTCGTTGATGAACTCCCAGTCCGACTCGTCGGTCTGGGCAAGCTGCGGCCAGACGTAGTGGTCCCGGCCGAACTCATCGAGGAACCCAAGCTGGGCCTCGGCGGCGATGCGGGAGATGACGGTGGCCGTGGTGGCATTGGTGAAGAAGCGGGGCCTGCCAGTCTTCATCACCAGTGTCGGCCCCATCGCCGTGATCGTCACCACCGTGCCGGCGGCGTTCTTGCGTGCACCCACCGTGTAGTCAGTGACATAACCGTAGAAACGACCCGACGAGTCGACGTCCCAGGCGAACGAAATCGTCTTGTACGTCCCGGTGTCGGAGTCCATCCCCGGCATCGGCGCCATCTCCAGCGTGACCTGCTCGTGCTGACCGATCGACTGTTCGATCTGGCACGCCAACGGAACGATGCTGCGCGACACACCGTTGAAGGTGACACGGGAGATGGGGATGGCCGATGTCACTGCGGCACCCTCAGCATCGTCCCTGGCCTGAGGTCCAGGAACGGGTTGAACACGTGCGGGTTGGCGTCAGCGAGGATCGCCCACGAGCGCGGGTTGTTGTAGTGTTTCGCCGCCAGGTTCCACAGGTTGTCACCCTCCCTGGCGTAGTACACGATGTACGACACCGTCAGGCGGGTGACCATGTTGAGGTACACGGAGTACTTGCTGCCGCGGTCCGAGTCCACCCACATGAACTCGCCCTCGACGTAGCGGGAGGTGCTGTCCAACGCCATCAGCCACACCCCTTGACGGAGAAGTGCCAGTCCTCAGCAATGTCCGTGCCATTGTCGGAGTTACATGACGCTTCGTACGGGGTGTTCTGACCCTGACCCTTGACGCGCCAGCGGGACTGCCCCCAGCCGGCTTCCCTGGCTGCGATACGCAAGCGGCTCTGCTCGCTCGGCGGCAGAGCGTTCAGCCAGATGTCGTCGACGTCCACGGCCAGACCCTTGCAGTGGTAGCTCTTGTTCGCTGGTGCATAACGGTGCCAACCGTGGTTGCCCTTCTCCCACGCGTCATAGTCCGCCTGCTGCTGCACCGGGTCACGCCAGCCAGACGTGCACGGGATCGGTCCGCCCCAAAGCTCCCGCCACTTCTTCCATGCCGGCAGGGCCGCAGGGCTGAGGCGGATGGGGTCACCTGATCGCCCCGAGATGGCCAACCCGGTCGCCGCCTCAACCGTCTGTCCGTACTGGAGCACACCGGACTCAGCGCCCGAGGCGCCCGTATCGCCACCAGCATCACCGGTGCTACCACCGGCGGCACCAGCAGCGTCCCTGGAATCACGAGTGTCGGTCGTCGGCCCCCACGGCATCGGTCGGACGATGAGGTTCCACTCCTTCATGACCGTGGTTGTTGAGATCTCCTCGATCAGCCCGCCCTGCTGGTGCTTGCCGATGCTGCCGTTCGCAGCAACATCGCCGGACGGGGAGTGCAAGATCGTGAGGGCGTGGCTGGCGCCGAGATCGCTGCTGATCTCGTTGTAGACGAAGGCCACGTGTCCTGGCTTGCCCACGTACCCCGCCTTGCGGATGACCAGGTCGCCCTTGCGGACCTCCCTCCAGAACGCGATGTTCTCCAGGTCGACCAAGTCGTCGCTACTCGCAGGAGTCTGCCTGTTCATCAGGACCTGCCAGTGCTCAGGGTTGGCTAGCACCTTGTCGTAGATGTCACCGACGGTCGCCGCCTGCTCCCCGCACTTGCTGCCGAGGCCGAGCAGGTCACCCTGATCCGTGCCGGTCCATCCCACGGCCCAGAACGAACGCCAGACGAGCGACGCTGCGTCGGTGTACGCCGGCTCCGTGGTGTTACACGGCTGTCCCTGGTTGCGCAAGTTGTTGCTGTACCAGCCCTTCATCCCGTCCTCCAGCAGGTTGTCCTCCGCCCATGTCACCGCTGCGTAGGCACCCGAGATGGTCTTGTTGTTGCGCGCCTCCTGCGTGGTCGGCGGGACGAACCCTGGCTTGGTCGGGTTGTACGACGTCGGGTTGGTGGACACCCCGGAACCCAGGTCGGCGCCGGACGACTGGTTGTTGTTCTTGCCCACCCACTGAACCATCAGCGTGATGGTCAACGCCATGGTGGTCGGCGTCATCCGCTTGGAGAACTTGGTGAACGTGGCATTGGCACCCGACAGCACACCCTCGACGGCGAGGCTCGGAGAGAACACGGCCGTCACCGTGGTGGCCACGGTGCTGACCCGCGGCTGGTACTGCCCAGTGCGATCATCGGTGGCGTCGGTGTTGTCCGGGAGAGCCATCCCCTGCGGGATCGCCACCGGCAACTGCGACTCTTCGCCGGTCGCCCCCGTGTAGATCAGGTTGCCCGAGAGCACGTCGAAGGTCTGGAGATCGACCATCACACCGGGGTGTTCCTCGATGTTCATCACCTCAAGCTGGCGATCGAAGTACAGGGTGAACTGCAGCGTCGTCAGCGACGGCACGCTGCTGGGGGCCGAGGACGAGTCCTGCCCCAGAGCACCGGTCGGGTCGGCCGTTGTGTCATCAGACCAGGACAGGTACTGGCGCTGCACCTGGTCGGGGTTGTACATGAAGTAGAGCCGGACGTAGGACTCCGGCTCGGTCGAGATGATGTGCTGCCGGCGCAGGTAGCCGCGCAAGATGCGCTGCGTCCCACCATCAGGGCCACGCATCCACGACGGAGCGCCGTTCGGCCCGGTCATCTGCCCAGCGCCCATGAACGGTGGGTTGGAGTAGAACCCGGCAGTGTTCGCTGGGTTCCCACCGGGGCCTTCGCTGCCGTACAACTGCTTCTTGAACTTCCGCCAGTCCAGCCGCTCGTAGACGAAGTCACCCATGGAGAACTGGTTGTTCCACGGCGTGTCACCGATGTTCGACTTCGTGACGCCCTGCGTCCACCCGTACGGCGTGTGGCCGAGGATGCCGTGGGGAAGATCGCTGGAGAAGTACGGGGGCGGGCGCAAGCCGTAGTCAGGCATCAGTTGTTCCTCGGGATGGTGCGGCGGACCTGTGACTCCAACCGGTTGGCGACCTGCCGTACCGCCACATCGATCGACTGCTTCGATGCGCCGTTGGGGAAGCTGAGGTTGAACGTGTTCTGGAACGTCATGGTGGTGCCGCCGTTGACCGTCGTGGTCCCGCCGCCTCCTCCACTGGTGGGTGCATAACCGACGTCGCCCATGTAGCCGTGCGCTTCGGCAGCCTGACGGGCCTCTTGCAGCCACTCGTCCTTGACGTCATGCAACTCACTGACGCCCTTGTATGGACCCCACGGATTGAACCCGCCGGCGTCCCACATCTGCTTGATGACCTTGGCCGAGATCAGTGGGTCGTACAGGTCTTCGATCTTGGACCCACCGGCCTTCTTGATCAGCGGCAACCGTGCAGCAGCCAGGTTGCCCAGCATGTTGATCTGCCACAGGCCGTAGCTGTTGTCGCCTGTTGATGCATCAGGGTTGTACGCCCCCGGCCTCCACCCGGACTCACGCCGGGAGATGGCAGCGAACTTGACCAGCGCCTCGCCTTCGAACCCGGCCTGGTGTAGCAACTCGACCATCTGGTCGGCCGTCAGCGCCCCGCTCTCGCCAGGTGTGAAGCCACTCCCCGGCGTTCCGCCCGAGGGTGACCCGCCGGCAGCGCCGCTCGCAGCGCCCTTCCAAGCCGTCATGACCTTGTCGGTCAGGAAGGCAGCCTGCTCCATCTCCGCCCGGCGGGCGTCGTCCAGCGGGTCCCCGACGTTGAGCGTCCCGGCCAACTGCACGTGCCACGGCTCGCCGTACCGAGTGGCTGCTTCCAGCCCGAACTTGCGGGCGTTCTTGGCGATCCACCCGTGCTGGTTGGCGAAGTCGACGGCCTGGCCACGGCCGTGCTTGGACTTGCCCGCCGGCGCAGCAGGTGCTCCCGAGCGGTGCAACTGGTCCTGGCGCCGGGAGTCACGGAAGGCCGACGAGATGCGCAGGTTCGGGTTGGCCGACATCATGCTGTCGACCCGCTTGCGCAGATCAGGGGTGAGGTGCGACGTGCCACCCTCGGGGTCACCGATCGGCATGTAGCCGGGGTCAGCAAAGATGCCAGTGAGCACCGAGAACGCACCACCAGCGAGCGCCCCGATACCACCGGCCACAGGACCCTGCAACAGCGACGGCACCCGACCGAAGATGCCGTAGATACCGGAGACGGCGGTGTCGATGTGTTGCAACACACCAAGCATCTGCTTCTCGTAGTCGAGGCGGGCGTTCATCGCCCCGTACTGCTCCCCGGCGAACAAGGAGTCCTTCTGCGCCTCACGGTTGGTCGTCTCTTGGGCGTTGGTCGCCAGGCTGCGTCCGCGCCCGGCCTTCTCCAACTGCCGCTTGGCGACCTTCGGGTCGTTGGACAACTCCCCCTGCCCGTGCTCCACCGAGAGGGCGTTATTGATCGCCCACTCGTACCACATCGGCATCACCTCCGGCGGGAGGATCGCTGACAGCCAGGCGTTGAGCCGAGAGCCTGGGAAGTTCATCTGCATGATCTCCTGCCGGGTCCAGGCGCCACGCTGACCGTTGGGCCGCGGCAGCCTCTGCAACTGGTTGAGGATGTCGCGGAAGTACTCGTTCTGCGTCTTGGCCTCACCGTTCGCCTTGGTCGGTGTGATCGCTGATCCCCCGAACAGGATCCTGGCGAGCTTGATCCCCTGGACGTTGTTGAAGATCGCTGACTGAGCGCTGGCACCTTGCTCGGCGTCGAGGCCGGGCATGACCTCCTGCATCTGCTTGATGCTCTGGGCGTATGCATCAAAACGCTGACCAGACCGACCGCCGGCGCCCATGTAGGCACCGATCCCGGTGCCCATGTACTGCACTCGGTTGCCCTGAACCATGTCCGTGGCCATGAACCCGAAGCCCTTCTTCCCCTGCTGGCGGAAGATGTCGCTACCGGTGTTGACGTTGCTCCCCGAGTACGCAGCCATGCGTGATGCATACACATCGCCGGCGACGGCCATGCTCATCCCGGCATCGAACCGCTTCATCATCGACTCGATGCCCTTGGTGACGATCTCACCGACCTTCATGCCGGCGCTCTTGTTGCCGCCACCGCCACCGCCGCCACTGCCACTTCCGCCGGCACCCACCGCAGCGGCGGTGGCCTGGCCCACCGGATCACGCGACGGCGGTGAGCCGGTGGTGACGTAGCGGTTGCCCTGGATCTGCGCCGCCTGGAGCGCCTTCATCTGCTTGACGACGACCTCCAACTGCTTGGAGAACGCCTCGGGACCCTTGGCCAGCTTGGTGAACGTGGTGTTCAACGTCGTCAGCGTCTTTTCGATCGCCTCCAACTGGGACTTGAACTCGCGCAGCCCGGGGATGTCGAAGTTGAGCTTGGCCGAGACGTTGGCCGACCCACCACCGCGCCCGGTGATGCGATTGAACATGCTGGCCTTGCGGAACGCGTCCACGTGAACCGTCCCGGCGAGGTTTACATCGTCAGGCATCTACATCTCCTGCCTGCGGGACTCGACTCTCCACTTGGTCATGGCCAACCAATACTCTCGTTCTCGACGGGACATCTGCTTCTGTTCTGACAACGTCCACCCGGCGTACGCCCTGGCCAGGATCTCGTAGTGGACGTAGAGGAGGGCCACGTTGGGCCTATAGAAGGTCGGCCCAGGCGGGTGCAAAGCCAGACTCGACTCCACACTCAGCGCAGGGCAGCTTCACCTCCTCAAAGTGCGGGCCGGGCTGGTGGAGGTTGATCTCCTTCAACAGGTTCCGGCGGTCGCCTGCGCTGAGGGCCTTGGCGTAGTGGAGCGGGTCGAGCAGCGGCCGGCCGTTGAGCGAGACGATGCAGCGCGACAGCATGATGCTGTTCTGCTCGGGCAGCATCGACGCCCGTCGCTTGGTGGCCTCGGTCTGGTCATCGCCGGTGACCAGCCGGTACTCCAACCGGTCACCGTTGCGTAGCACGAACTCGTACGTCGGCCGCTCGTCGGTCAACTCCCGGATGGGGATGTCCTGGCTGATGTGGTACACGACCTCGATGCGCTTCTCGCACACCGGGCAGATCGTGTCGACCACCCGCTCGTCACCGAAGGTGACCTGGAGGATGCGCAGGAACAGAAGCTCCTTGTCCCCCACCAGCAACTGGTTGATGATGCCGATGCGCTCGATCGGCGTCTTGGTGCGCAGATCCACCGAGCCGATCGAGAGCACGCCGTAGGTGAGCATGGCGTTGACCAGGCTCAGCGAGTCACTGCTGGCCAGGGAGCGAGCGATGTACTCCTCGTCGTCGCCCGACAGTTCCTTGATCTCGGCATTCGTTGCATATCCGTTGCCCTGGAACAGCCCCCGGCACAGCTTGACCTGTGTGTCCGGGGGCGTGTCCATGAGCGGCATGTCCCCGACGATGGCCTGCTTGGCCTTCTCGATGTCACCTTGTGTGACCAGGGGCGTTTCCAGCGCTGTCATCTTGTTCCGTTCCTTGTGGTCAGGCGGCGGTGGCCGCGTTGGCGCCGAAGATGACGTCGAACCCCTCGTGGTGCATCGTCATCTGGCTGATCAGCACGGCGTTGCCCGAGGCGTCCAGGTCGTTGAACGCCACCGTGCCGGTCCAGCAGTTGTAGACCACGAACGCCAGGCGGGCGCCGTCCGGCTCGCCGTGGAAGCCGGCTGCCGCCCCGACCGTGACCGGGTGCTCCAGCACGCGGATGACCGTGGTGTAGCGGAAGTCGGTGAGGAGTCCGTCGGCGCCGAGGGCGAGGGTGCCTGGCGGCGTGTTGCCCTGCTGGAGGGCGAACATGTTGCGGGCCAGGTCCCACATGCCGGGGCGTGTGGACATCATGCCCTGCACCAGCGTCAGCGGGCCGAAGTCCGTCTGTCCGGGCAGCTTGTGGAAGTTGGTGTTCCACCCGCCCTCGCGGTACGGGATCATCTCGGTGTTCATCGAGAGGCCCGAGACGTTGGTGAACCCCATGTCAGCGATGCTCGCCGCACCGTTGCCGGTGATGGACACCTGGAACTTGAAGTTCCTCAGGGGGTCACTCTGTGGACGTGTCTTTGCCATGTTATTGAACCTCCCTGGCTCAGGTTGACGGGATCTGCGCCGAGGCGAAGCTCGCCCCGGAGTCGTACTGGCTGATGCGGATGACGATGAACTCCGCCGGGTACTGGAGGGCCACGCCGATCTCCATGCGCACCTCACCCGAGGCGATGACCTGCGGCGAGTTGATCGTCGCATCGCAGCGGATGAAGTATGCATCGGCCGTGGACGACCCCTTCAACCCGCCGGCTTCCCACACCGGCTGGAGGATGCGGTTGGCCGTCTGCCGCAGCGCCGACCACAGGTTGGCGTCGTTGTTCTCGAAGACGGCGAACTGCGTCGAGCGGCGCAGGCTCTCCTTGATGTAGATCAGCGCTCGGCGCGCCGAGACGTACTGATCCGGGCCGTACAGCTTGCGGGTGCGAGCACCCATCACGCAGATGCCCTGACCGGTGACCCCACGGATCACGTTGATGTTGTTGTAGTTCAACTCGCCCTGGTCGGTGTCGGTGAACTTCACCTCGGCGGCGAGGCCGTTGGCCACCGACGCCGGAATGCCCGCAGGAGCACGCCACGGGCCGATCTGAGCGTCGATCCGGGCGATGATGCCGGTGACCGCTCCAGAGGGTGGGATGGCAATCGTGCCGCCGGCCTGGGCCGGGTCCGGGGTGACGATCCACGGGGCGTAGATGGCCGAGTACGAGTCCGCAGCGCCCACGGCGCTGGCACGAGCCTTCACGTCGGAGGTGTACGTCCCCGACACCACCGCCGACACCGGGTTGCCGTCGTGGATGATGAAGATGTCGTCCCGGGTGGATAGGAACGGGTTGGTCGAGTTGGCCGTGGGCATGACCACCGCCCCAGTGCCGCCGACGAACGGCTGGAAGCTGACGATCAGCGGCCCCTCGATCGTCTTCACGGCATCGACCACCTCCTGTGCGGAGAGCACCGCTCCGGTGGGCAGCGCCGGGTCCTTGCCACCGGTGAGGGCCGCTGTCGCCCCGCTCGTCTGCGGCTCCTTGGTCGTGACCGCCGAGGCGATGGTGACATAACGCGAGCCGGCGAGCGGATCGTTGACCGCCTGGGTCACCGGACGGGTGCCTTGCACGCCACCCATCGACAAGTTGCTGAACGTCTCGACGCGTTGGCCGTTCTCGCTGACCGTCAGCGAGAAGATCTTCTTGGCGTTCGGCGCCACCGCCTGGCTGGCGAGCGACACGGAGATGTTGTTGCCCCAGGCACCGGTACCGGAGGCGTTGAACACGATGACCGGGGCCGGCGAAGCCTGCCCGTCCGTCACCGTGACCGTGGCCAGCGCACCCTTGTTCGTGTCCCCGCTGGGGATGGCCCGAACGATGTATGCAGCACGCCCGCCGTTCTGGTAGTAGCTGTACACGGCGTACGGCAGGTAGCTGAGCACCGAACCGGTGTTGGCCGGGACAGCCGGATCCTGCCAGGGGACGAAGTCGAATCCGCCGAACTTCTGGACGAAGTCCGACCACGAGTCGATGCGGGTCGCCACCTGCGGCGTGCCTCGGGAGGCGATGCCCACGAAGCAGGCCACTGCGGTGGCGTTGGCACTCTGGAAGGGCGATGTCCTCAGCGCCTCTTCGATGTAGACGCCTGGGCGCCGGTAGTCAGCCACGAGGGCCTCCTTGATGTTGATCCGTTGTGTCGTCGCTTGCTGTCGTCGTGTTCTCCGTGCCTGATGGCGTGTCCCTAGATTCAGAACCTGTCAATGTCAATGCTCTACGGTTCCCGTTCATGAAGAACCTCCCAGCCAGCGTCGTCCGGTTCGATGTGCGACTCATCGTCGGTCCAGAACTCGTCCGGCGTCTCCATGAGGAAGCCGCGCAACGCCATGGTGCGGATGTGGGCCTGCTGGGTGAGGTGCTCGATGTTGTCCTGCGGAAGCTCGGTCTGCACCGACACGGTGAACGCCTTGCGGAAGATCCGCTTGACGTTGCCCTCCTGGGTGGGGATGTCGGCTGCCGACCAGCCCAGGGACTCCAGCCGCTTCCACGTGCCGTCAGCCTCGACGGCCAGCCAGTTCGGCCTGGGCATGATGATGTCGCGCATCAACCGTGCTGTCAGAACACGGTCATGGGCGAACATCTTCGACCAGGTGGTGATCTGGTAGAAGAGCCGGTACGGCAGGTAGTTCCAGCGGCGCAGGGGCTTGGACGGATCGGGCGGGGTGGGCACAGTCCAGACACTCGGGCTGACCGAGGGTTCGTACAACCCGGTATGGGCGT